TGAATCTGACTCTTGCTTATGACGGAGAGTTTGGATTTGCAGCCACACTGACCGTCAACATGGAATCAAAGAATGCAGGACTGTATGCGAACCTGTTCTACTACAATGAACAGACCGGAGAACTGGAATTTATCAGCGCCGGACAGATTGATCCGGATGGAAATGTGGAACTTGTATTTACCCATGCATCAGATTACACGATTGTTGTTGATGCCAAGATTATGAGTGATAACGGTCAGGCAGACAACAAATCTGATGAAACCATTCCTGCACCTAAGACAGATGACAGCACTTCAAAATATGCATGGAATAATACGATAATCATTATTATAGGTATCTGTATTATACTGAATGTTTTTGGAGCTGTATTCTATGTAAGAAAAAAGAGTGGTTCTGAGGAAGAATAAGTATCTGACATAGTAATTGAATAAAAGTGGGAATGTGGGAGCGTACTGGCAAAGGGTGTAACAGTATAAACATGAAAAGCGGTGTATGTCTTGATGAAGAGACGTATGCCGCTTATTTGCGTCAAAAATGATAGAAAACTAAAAGAAAAAAAGAAAAAAGAAAAAAACTAAAGAAAAAAAGAAACTAAAAGAAAAAAGAAAAAAAACCTCAGTCTGGAATATTTTTTGTCGGTGAAACTTTTTGCGGGAATACAGCGTCAAAATCGTAGAATATATCAAAAGAATATGTGTTACAATAAATACCGAAAAATAATTGCATGCAGTTTTCAAAAGTGAGGAAAGGATATATGTCGGACAGAAAAAAAGAACAGGCGGTGGAGCGTGCCCTGACGGAAGGGTATGAGAAGTATTACCGTCTTGCTTATAGTTATGTACATAATGAAGCGGACGCGCTGGATATTGTACAGGAAGCAGCCTATAAAGCTATTTTAAAAAGTGACAGCCTGAAGGAGCCGCAATACGTGGAGACCTGGGTGTACCGGATCGTGATCAACGAGGCGTGCAGCTTCCTGCGCAGCCGGAAGGAGAGCGTGGATGTGGAGGAGATCCAGGCGGCAAGTGAAGATATCTATGAAAATATTGATTTAAAGCGCGCAATAGAAAATCTTGACCCAAAGGATCGTGCCATCGTAGTCCTACGATTTTTTGAGGACAGGCAGCTGGAGGAGATCGCGAAGATCCTGGATGAGAACCTGAGTACGGTAAAGAGCAGGCTGTACCGGGTGATGAAAAAACTGCGGCTGAACCTCGAGGGCAGCATGGGCTGAGCAATCCGTAGTCAAAGTCGTGGGATTTTGCCCCGACATCATATATAGGCAGGACATAAGACAGATACAGACAAAGAGATATAGGAAGATATAGGAAGAGATAACATGACCGGTCCGAACCGACCGGGCAGATGGAGAATAGATATGACAGAACAGGAACAGTTGAGACAATTAAAAGAGGAGTATGAGAATATGATAATACCCGAAGCGGGACGGGAACGGCTGCAGGCAGGTATCGACAGAGCCCGGATGGAGAAAAAAAGAGTAGAGCACGCCAGAAGGCGTTCTGCATGGACAGCAGTGGCGGCTGCAGCAGTCGTGATGATCGCACTGCCAAATACCAATATACAGATAGCCCATGCCATGGAAAATATTCCGTTGCTGGGTGGCTTTTTTAGGCTGGTAACAGTGCGGCAGTACAATTACAGTGACGAGAACCATGATGCTGAAGTAGAACTTGCACAGATCAACTATGGAGAAGACGCAGGAGAAGGTGCTTCCGTTGGAGAAGTGGCAGCCACTCCTAAGGGCACAGCAGCCGGAAGTGTGGAAGGTGTCGGACAGGAGGCTGCGGTAGCAAATCTGTCGGAAGACGGTGTGGAAGCGGTCAACCAGGATATGGAGGCTACGGTAGAGGAACTGATCCGTCAGTTCGAGGATACCTTATCCGAGGAAGGATACCATGGTCTGCATGTGTCCCAGGAGGTCGTTACGGACAATGAGAGGTATTACACCGTAAAATTAAGCGTGTTGGAGACGGAAGCCAGCGGCTACGAGAATAATCAGTTTTATACGATTGATAAACAGACGGGAAATGTGGTGACACTGGAAGATCTGTTTGTGGAAGGGAGCGACTATATTTCCGCGATCAGCGAGAACATTAAGACCCAGATGCAGGAGCAGATGGCGGCGGACGAAGGCGTGATCTATTTCCTGGATAATGACGATATGCCGGAATTCAATTTTCAGGGGATCACGGAGCAGACGAACTTCTATTTTAATGAAAAAGACGAACTGGTCATTGCCTTTGACGAATACGAAGTGGCTCCCGGTTCTATGGGAGCACCGGAATTTGTGATTCCGCAGGAAGTGACGGCAGCAATTTTAAAGTAAGCAAAAAATATCTAAATGGGGAAACTCCCGCATATCATGAAACAAAAGGATATGCGGGAGTTTTTTTATGTCATTGATTGTATTGGATGCGGGGCATGGTGGGGGATGGTCGGAAATACAGCTACTATTCTATAACCCCAGTGTTTATACGGGTTACGGGATTCATTCTACCATGAGGTAATAGTGGAATTCAAGGGTATTTGTATCTTTGTAGAATACAATCTTACGCACAATGCCCCGGAGGGCTTCCGCTTTCAGATCATTCGGTGCGTCACTTTCGATGATATCCAGGACAGACTGCACACGGCTTAAGAACTGCTCTTTGTAGTTCTCGGGACCGGAGGCAGCAGTCGTCAGCTCTGAGAGCAGGACTTCCAAATCTGCATGTCGCTTCTCGATCATCTCTTTATTCCGCTTGTAATCTTCCAGAGTATCAATTTCATTCAAATATGCTTCCTTGATGCGTTCCAACTTACGATCCAGGGAAGCCAGTTCACGCTGATAACGCTGCCTGTCTAGCTCTACAGTCGGCTCATAGGTGCGGACAAGCTCAAAGGATACGTCCGTGACGCTCTCCAGCACCTCATGGAGAGACGATATTACGGCACAGGTAAGTTTCTTAGCCGAGATGTATTGCGAGCCTGTATGAAGCCCTTTTATGTATCCGAGACACTGGAAGCCCTCGCCAGAGATATAAGTACTGCCGTTAGGTGCTTTCCGGGGATAACCTTCTTTGTGGGACAGGGACTTGCCGCAGATAGGGCATTTTACGAGACCGGACAGCCAGTGCTTCGTGTGGGAGACCGGATGCTCATAGCGCTGCATGATCTTCTTGCTGCGCTCCCGGCGCTCTTGGACGATGTCCCAGGTATTCTGATCGATAATCGGGGGATGGTGGCTGTCACTGATGATCCATTCCTCGGGATCCCGCAGGGTACTGGTGGCACTGGATTCCCGCATGTTATAACGTACCTTGCCGATGTAAAATGGATTCTCCAGTATGTAGATCACACCTTCCTGATCAAAACGCTTGCCAGTCTTTGTCTTGTATCCATGGTCATTCAGATCTCTGGTGATGTAATTGATGTCACTGCCAGAGGCGTACATATCAAAGATCTTCCGGATAATGGCAGCCTCATGCTCTTCGATGACAGGATTTTCATTCGGGGCTTTGGTGTATCCCAGTGGCATCTTACCATTATAGAGACCCTTGCGGGCGCGGGAGAGCATGGAACGGCGGACTTCCCCGGAGAGGTTGACGGAGTAGAACTCATCCTGCCACTCAATGATCATTTCAATGAGGCGGCCATACATGCCGTCAATCAGCGGCTCACTGACGGATACCACATCGATTCCGAGCTTTTTCCGGAGCATGGACTTGTAGAAAGTACTCTCGTCCTGATTCCTGGCAAACCGGCTGAACTTCCACAGGACAATGACATCGAAGGGCTTCGGCTTGGTCTTTGCCATTGCAATCATATTCTGGAAAGCATACCGGTTACTGGACTTGCGGCCGGAGCGTCCGTCCTCTTCGACAAAGATATACTCAGACGGCAGCAGGATGTTATGCTGCAGGCAGTATCGTTTGATCTCCTCCAACTGGGACTCAGGGGAATACTCCAGCTGATCATCGGTACTGACACGGATATATGCAGCACCGGTACGGATCCGGTCCGTGGACTCAGCAGATTTACGCATCACTTTCTTTGCCATTGCACATTCCTCCTAAGTAAATGTACGGAAAAATGGGCATAAAAATGCCCGGACATATGTTTGCATTGCAATCTGCCCGGGAAAATGATAAAATGCACTTGTTCAAGGTGATTTTATACGGGATTCCCCGGTAAGATCGGATCAGCTCCGGTGTTGGCGCACTGGGGCTGATTTTTTAGTTTTTAAATTTATCAGTGTTGCAGCAACGTTTGCAAGGAATATAACCAGCCTGTTGTGCATCTTTAAGACTAATGCGCTTAGGATTTTCCAACCCTGAGCAATGTTGCAGGCTATGAAATTTATTGCTGTTTTCCGATATCCAAACGCGATCCTCTTGTGTAATATTAACGTTCAAAATTTGCCCGAGATAAGTTATATCCTGAGGAAAAATTTTACAATGTCTATTTAACTCAACATCCAATGTACGACTCAAGCGGCTATAAGGATTTTTATATTCAAAAAGACTAAGAACAAATAGTAATTTACTTAATCCACGGATAGGGACGGGTTCGTCCTCACCGAAAATTTCGTGTGAACGTAAAATGTTACTGCTTGTATAATTATATATGCGTCCGCCATGTGCAGACATATTGCGATAGTCCATACAAATAAACAAGGTATCCATCATCAGTTTGCATAATGCCTCTTCTGAAAGACCTAATTTTTCAGAATTATACAGATAAGAAACCATCAATTTCTTTTGGGGCATTTTGAATTGATCGATATAGTTGATTATTGTGGAAAAATAAATACTTTTGAATAATATCCATGGTGGTACAATTCCATATTTTTCCATATAATGATGAATTGGTTCTTTGTCAGTGGTTAAAGCCTCATTCATTGTATGAAGAATGCCGTTAAGAGAGAAGCGCTCTTTTCGCTTTCTCTTGTTTTGGTAATTACGATATTGTAGATAAGAAGAAGGATCTACCCCAAATGATTGAGCAATTACATTGGCAGCAATCTCTTTAATATGCTCTTCTAAATCCTGCATAGAAGCCATTACTGTATTACGTAGAGCTTTATCAAAAAAATATAGAGAAGATATTTGCTCAAAGCTTACACCATCGCGGTACATGATTGAATCATCGGATTTAAGAATATATGGGTCTCTATAACTTTTAATCAGATTGGAATAACCAAACAGTCTCAAGCCGGTAAGAGCATGATCTTGGTCATAGATAGTTAGATTTTGAGATATAAGCTTTTTCAACTGATCTTCAGGTGTTGAATAGTAGATTTTATCTCCCATGAATCATTGATCCTCCTTTGTATGCAAAAAGAGCCTTGGAATACAATTCCAAGACTCTTTCGCGACCGCACAGCAGTCATTCACTAATTAGTGACATTATATCATATGCAAAAATCTTGTCAAGTATTCTAAACAAAAAATATATTATGTAAATTGTTATTTTTGGAAAGTTGCACTGGTGCAATTTTTTAAAATGAAGATCACAAATATTATAAGCCGTATATTGTAGCACCAAAAATTTTACCACAAACAGGGCAAGAACGTTGATATAGTATATCAGGTAACTTTGGATAATTTTTATTCTTCCCATAAAGAGAAAACACCTGTCGATTATATTGTTTACAGGCAGTACAATTTCGATTTGCAGAAATAAGCACAGTATCAATATTCCACTCATTAATTTTAGGAATAATGCGTTTCAACGAGACGTTTTCGATATCCGAGGGTAACATAGTCGAAGAACGGATACTGTTAAAGATTTTAGTGAATCCCATATAAATTTCCCCTTTTCATATTAGTATTTATATCAGCTCCAACACAACTATGGGTCGAAGTAGATAACATTATTTGTGTGCTCCGATCTCGATCATATCCACGGAGCATTTCCTGTCGTAGTCCCCATTGATGATATGTGCATACTCATGCAGGTAAGATTTCCGGTTCTGTTCGAAGGACAGAGCATCGTTCAGGACGATGGTAAAGCTCATATCGGGATTTGCCACCACATAGGCCTTGATGCTGTATGGCAGCGTTGCCAGTACCGAATGGATATCCATATCAGCCACCTCCTCAGAATATGTATGAGCCTTGGTCATCCGTTCTGGTTGCTCATTCGGTCGATCATCTCTTTTACAAACTGGATGTCCTCCGGCTTCACCTTACGGGAAGCATCGAAGAGGACCTTGTATTCCGGATTTTCAAAGAGAAACTGCGCCATATCTCTGGCATCTTCATTCAAATAATATGATGCAGAATCCGCAGATTGACTTTCTAATAAATCGGATTTTTCTATATGAAGCCAGTTGCAGATAGATTGAATTTTATCCATTCGAGGCATTTTCTTACCGTTACACCAATCAGATACGGTTGCAGAAGAAACGCCTATGTATTTACAAAGATCTGCCTGGTTTTTGCCGTTTATTTCCAAAAAATGAAGAAGGTTTTTGGAAAATACTTTTTTGTATTCTTCATCTGACATTTAATGCACCTCCATTTGCTATGATTATAAGCTAAAAGCGATGAAAAATCAATACAAAACACAAAATATTTAACTTTTGGTATTGACAGCTAGCTAAAAGCGAGTATAATGTAAAACAGAAAGGCGGTGATATTTACTTGAAAGTCTCACTTAAAGCATTACGAGTGAATGCTAATCTGAATCAAAAAGAAGTAGCGGCAATGATGAATATATCTCCGAATACGCTTATGAATTGGGAGAGCAACTATACTTCTCCAGATGTATTACAATTATCAAAGCTGTGCACAATTTATAAGTGTACGATAGATGATATTTTTTTGCCTGATAAACTAGCTAAAAGCTAGTATTTTAGTAAAGGAGGCAGCAGGAATGAAGGGTGATAAGAAGACAAAGAGAAACATGTTGGCCATTCTAATCACTATCATTACGGTAAGTTTGTTAAGGCACCTTGGCTACTTTGGGACAACGGAATATGAATTCAGCTGTTTGTATATGCTTATATACTTATGCATCAATGAAGTCTTAAGAGAGAATTGATCAGCGCTTTAAGTTCTTCCGTATACATGCTCAGCAAGTATGCTATTATCCAGCCGAAAAGGTTCAGAAGTTTAGCAATGGCCGGCTTGGTTTTGAATCCTAGTTGTTTAAGGATAGAACTAGGTAATGAAATCATGATTTTCAAAGCACTAATAGGATTTAAGCAGCTGATAATGTCTTTCCTGAGAAAATTCCTTTGCATGAGGAGGTCATTGTATAGATTGACAGAGGAAAGGTAGTTACTATAATCTGACGCACCATATCCAAGAGAATCTGAGTAATAAGACTTGAATTCACATATGTCGGGATATTTTGCAAGAACGGCATTTAACTTCTCTCGATAAGAATTACCGGTTAGGGAATGAGAATATGAAGCGGGAGATGTGGACTTTAAAAAATCACACAGTGAGTCTATGCAGGAGGTGATTTTAACAAATTTAGCAGCATTGCGCAAAATTGACCAGAAATATATCACAATTAAAAGAATTACAAGGAATTTCAACATTATATGTAACCTCTCATATGAATTTACTTGGCTCTGGCGGGAGCCTGTAAGGAAAGTATAAGAGAAAACAAAAGTGAATGCAACTATCATCTCATCACTAATAAAGGAAGGAGGCGGCAGGTATGGATAATAAAAGAGACTGGAGTGCAATAATCATGTCTATTGTTTCACTGGTAACAAGCATAATTGTATTTGTGCTGACAGTCATTATACGACTGATGAAATAATCGAAAAAACAAGCGTTAATAAAGAAATTATAACGGATATCACGGACATTGTTTTTGCAAACAAAGAGTCAGTGCGAGCCTGTTTAGCTAATCGATCAGCGCTGGTAGCGTGGAGATCATTCAGATATTTATATCCTTTAAGAGTAAGCCCTTTGGGAAATTCAACATGAGGATCAAAGTTGCCATCACGCCATTTATCAATGTAAACAATAATATCGTTTTCGGCAAACTGATAAGCTAATTCGTCGATTTCTTTCTGGGTATGACCAAGCACAGATATTTCTTTGTATGGCGTACCGTTGATAATCTGTTCCAGAACAGAAATGGAAAAGTCACAGTGTTTTTCATAGGAACTTTGATTTTTCATAAAAACCTCCATACTTTTGAGACTGATAACTGAACACTATCAATTATAGAAAAAGAGGATAGAGGATGCAAGAGGATTTGCAGGGAAGGAGACAGTAGGAGTGGAAATAGTAATCCACAAAGAAGAGAGCAGGAATTTTTTACAAGTAGGAAAAGAAATGATAGAAGTATCGGATTATAGTTTAAAAAGCTCCGCAGACGGTTCCACAGAGCTTTCTGTAACTATAAAGGGAAAGGCCAATGTATTTGAGACATCAGCCAACCTAATAATGTAGAGGAAATTGCGCTTGTAATCCAGGAGTTTCTTTCCATTACATCAGAAAATATGATTTTTGGAATCACAAGCGGGTAGGAGAACCTAAGGTATATGACAAGAAATAAGAATGAGCTAAGAAATTACAAAACCTATGAGCTGGTAGAAGAGCTGAAAAATCGTGAAGGCGTGGAAACACATGTGGCAGAACCCTACAAAGATGTGAGTGTTCAGGTCAATGGCCCTGCCATAGTGCTTGTGATCATTGATTAGCCGATTCTGGTATCGCCATATCGCCCCTTGATATGTGCATGAAAATACTGACCGTGCGAGGCGGCATTCATCAAACCGGTATAGACACTGGGAGGAATGTTGTGGTAAGCGTAGAACCCGCCGGAATGAAAACGGATATACATGGTAGTACCTTCATAGCCAACACTTGCAATATCAGAAGATCTAACAGGAATCATATTCATAGGCAAATCTCCTTTCTTTTGTACTCGGCTCTGGCGGGAGCCTTTAAGTACAGTATAGGAAAAGGAGAAATCGGATTCAATATGGTAGGCATTTCGATTTATCGAAAGAATCATCTCGGAGAATCGAAGTGTAGTAGGACGGAGATGACAGGAATGGAGAAAATCGACAGATTATATGTTCTGCTGGAGCGCAATGACATTGATGAGGACACCAAGGCAGCGCTGCGGTGGGCAATCTTCCAGTTAGAGAATGCAATTTAGACAACCATGGCACCATAAGCTGTAAAAAAGCAGTCAGGAGGTACATATGCGGATTGTGAATTTAATCCACATCGGGGACCAGGTATTGTCATTGGATGACATGGATCCCATGAAAAAGGCAGAGATTGCCTTACGGTTGAATGAACAGAGTCTGAAGACTCTGGGGTATGCAGCCAAGAAGGAAAAAGAAACAGCATAACTGCAAATATCCGTGCCCTGTACGTGGTGTTACCCGACACCACACTCCCCTTTTACACAATTAGCGTGTGTGTCCAGGATCCCCACCTGGGCACCACGTAGAGGGCATGGACAAGCATAATAGATCACGATCTGTGCGTGGTGCGCCTTACAGCATCACCGTATGGAGGCATATCACCAACTGCTATGATGGTATGCCGACCTCCTTCCGGTGGTACCCGGTTAGATCAGCACCGGGGCCACGCAGAGAGCGTGATCGGAAAGGATAAACATGGAAATGATTAAGTATTATGCCAAGGAAGTTGTGAAAAACAAAGACGGTCACAAATACTGGGAAGCCAGCAATTCGCAGCTGGCCGGGTATGTCTATGATGAAGTGAAGCAGTCAGTGCCAGAGGCTAAATATTATAACTTTGAAGGCTTGCAGATTATTACGACGAATGACAAGCAGGAGCAGTCATTGCTGAGCACACTGGAAGTGATGGAGGACCTTTGCAATGAAAGGATAATCCAGATACATAGACTGAGAGATCAGATATATGGAGGGGATGCGGATGTATAAAGATATTATGATATCACTCCTCGGAGCGTGGATTTTGAGGGATGCTTTTGGGACAACAGAAGTAAGAGAGCAGACCGCCATTGTCATGGGCTTGGCGGCAGTGCTTTTTATTTTTTTGCTTTTTTTGGAAAATCAAGTGGAAAAATGGCGGGAATACCGCCAGCGAGTACGGGATCTGGAGCAGAGGCTAGGGCAACTGAGAGGAGGCGGGAAGTGTGAAAGACGAGAGAGTACAGGAGATTATGGAAAGACTGGAGCAGACACCGTCACAGCCGTTGATGATGCTGGTTGACCACGAGGCACAGGAAGTTTTTCCGTATGTTCTCCGAAAGTATCAGGACGCACATCTGGTCATGATGAAGGGCATCCGGTATATCACAATCACCGATGATGCCATCCGGGTCATACTGGACCGCCTGCAGCGTGAGAGAGCAGATTTTAAACGCACGGTGGAGTACTACGACAGGGAGATCCAGGGCGTGGAGTACCTGCTGACAGGCAAAAAGCGGTACTACTGGTCACCGGATAATTACATAGTAGAGCCTGTCTACGCAGAGCAATAAAAAAGCCGGCATTTGGCGATGCCGGCCAGCTCACAGAGCTACTTATATAGACAAAATAATTGTAACTCTGTGGACTAAAAAAGTCAAGAAAAAATGGGGCTTTTGGAAGCCCCTGCGCACTTGATAAAGATATTAAAGTTAGGATACAGAGTATGGTTAAGAGAAAGAAAATAAGGCTAAGGCATGGGGATGTACTGGATGTGGAAGAGTACCATGACGGCACCTATGGATCCCCTGGAAAAAGCAGACAGAAGAAGGAGAAGCCAACCAAGGAACAGGTGAGGCTGATCAACCGGAGAAATAAGGCAAGGCTGTGCCGGTGGAGACTGATACAGTACTTTGACCAGGGAGACCTGTTTATCACATGGACCTATGAGGTGGGAAACCGTCCGCCAGATATGGCAGGGGCATTGAAGGACTTTCAGAAGGCAATGAGTAAGATCCGGAAGATCTACCGGGCAAGAGGAGCACCGCTCTACTGGATCCGCAACATCGAACGCGGTACCAAGGGAGCCTGGCATATCCATCTTGCAATCAAGCAGACACCGGAGGGAGATGCAGCGGCTATCGTAACCAAGGCATGGACAAAGGGTGGCACCTACGTGGCGGAGATCCGACACAGCAAGTTTACCGGCGACGATATGGAGCAGCTTGCAGACTACCTGACCAAGGATGAGCACACAGCGGAGACCAAGTCAGACGGCACACCGGGCAAGCCCAGGATTGCGGAGTCCTCCTATAATACCAGCCGCAATATGCCCCTGCCGGAGCCCAAAGAGGACAAGCTGGTCCGGTGGAAACCGGAGGTCAAACCGCCCAAGGGATATTACATAGCCCGGATCCATGAGGGAATCAATCCGGTCACAGGATTTTTGTACCGGAGCTACACGTTGATCAGGTTAAAAACACAGGAGCGGAAGAAACCGCCGAACAGGGTAAGGAGGTGTTGATAAATTGGAAAATGAATTGAAAGTAGTGGATATCTTTATAGGCACGACTCTCCGGGGATCTGCGAAGGGCTCCGGCCGGGCAATGTACATCATGAGGACAAAGCGAAAGAACGGCAGCGACTATGAAGCAGCTCCGCAGATCGTAGAGTATGACAATACCACGGAGAGCGAGTCCGTCCTGCGTGCCATCCGGGATGCCCTGCAGCGTCTCCATTATGCCTGCACCGTAGTGATCCATACAGAGTGCAGCAACGTGGCAGCAGCCATCACACAGCACTGGCCGGAGAAGTGGCAGCGGGACGGATGGAAGAGCGCCAAAGGTAATCCGGTAAAAAATGCGGTCTTATGGGAAATGCTCCTGCAGGACGTGGAAGAGGGTGGTCATATCCTGCTGGCGGAAGGTGAGAAACATGAGTATGCCGAGTGGATGCGCTTTAACATGCCGCTGAAACGGGCATTAAAAGACATATTTGCAGAAGTGCCGAAAAACTAACAGCATGAGTAGGTGACCTGTGTTGAAGACCATTTTGTTGACGTCAACAAAATATGAAAAATATAACAATTTGACAGAACTGTGACAAATTATCACGGTTTGAGACGAAACGTACGAAAAAATCGTACAGTTGCACCGGTGCAACCGGGAAAGGAGACGGAGATGGAGAAATTTAAAACGGTAAAAGAATTGAACATAGTGGCAGCAGTCATGAAGATTGACAGAAATCTGACAGGACTGATAGAACTTGCTGAAAAGTACGGGCTGGAAAAGGAAGATGCCGAGGATTACATGGACAGTGACGACCCGGAAGACTGCCTCTGCAATGCGACGATGGCCGCCATTGCCAAGCTGAAGCTGGAAGAACAGGATCTGCATCTCGAAAGCCAATTAAAGGATTGGAAGGACTTTATCGTGCAGATGCTGACAGACTATCCGGTGGGCCATGATGGTGAAGACAGAGATACACTGGCCAATGCTGTATTTAACCCGGACAAGAAGCTGTTGGACGTGCTGGCCGCCGGGCTGAAGCTGTCATCCGAGAACCGTATAGAGGTAGACAAGCGGATCATACAGGCAGCAAGACTCCCTGAGAGTGCCGCCTTTATAGGTATGTGTGGGCGGGATGATTTAAAAAAGATCATACTGGACTACTATATGGGAAAGCAGGTGTGAAATGCGTGCATATAAAGGATTCCATAAGGACCTGAACTGTACGATGGGAAAAGGCGTGTTCTATTACGAACCTGGGAAATGGTACAGCGAGCAGGAGGCGAGATGTGCTGATACCGGCTTTCATGCTACAGACAATCCTCTGGAAGTATTGAGATGGTATTCCGGTGAGGATGACAGATATTTTGCCGTGGAACTGCGGGGAAATATAGACGAGGACGGATACGGCAGCAGGATTGCGGCACCGGAGATTATGCTGGTAAAAGAACTTACGATAGATGACCTGTATCGTCTGGGAGTGTTGTGGATGTCAAAACATCCGAAATCAGAACTGGCAGCAGCCGTAATGGTGGAGAGCGGGGAGGCATACAGAAATGGAAATGTTATCGTCAGGGGAAAAAATCCGAGAGCACGTGGGAAAGCAGGGGATAACCTTTACATTGTCAGGGACGACGGCGACGGGGACATCGTGGAAATCGGTGCTTTTAAGGTAGACGGGATAAAGATCCTGCCGGATGTGTATTATGACGCAAAAGGGAGGCGGGTAAATGAGAAAAAGTGAACTGGAGAAGCTGAGGACACTGAATGCCACTCCGGCCATGATCCGGGCATTGCAGGAGCCGGGGACGAAGAGGCATTACAGTGGAAAGATTAACGAGGAAAAGTATCATCTTGCGGCCAGATGCCAACAGCTGGGAGGATATCTGAAAGTATCTATCTGCACCCGGGAAGATATCAGCAAAAAAGTGTATACACCGAAGTGGGATATCTTCATCAACTACGAGGGTGATGAGTATATCACAAGGGAGAGGCAGACGGACGGAGCCTACAAATGGCGAAAGGCCTATGGGTACAATCTGGAAGGAAGCAACTGGTACAATAAAAAATGGGATGAGTATGTATATATTTCTCCAGAAGGTAGCAGACAGATACAGAAGCTCCTTGGAACAAAAGAAAAAGGATTTGTTGGTATTTGCAAGTGGCAGGAAGGATGTAAAAAGCGCAATGAGGATAAAAAAATAAAGAAGCTGACGGATCAGTGGGATAAGGACATGGAGCCGATAAAAGACCCTCCGAAGGGTTTCGAAGATTGGTGGCACCGTAATGGCTTTGATGGGAAAAATTATATCTTTTATAGATCGGCACGCTCAACAGAAGGATACTGCACGTCCTGTATTGGCAAGGTAAAACTGCCGGGAAAACCGAAGCATAACGCAGAAGGAAGATGCCCAGTATGCAGAAAAAAGGTCATGTACATATCCCGGGCAAAGAAAACGCAATGTCTTTGTACAGGGGAATATGAGGTGTCCTGCATCCAGAGATACAAAGAGGGGCTGGTACAGAGAGATTTTGCGGTGTACAGATATGACTACAAAGATGACTGGGCTGTCAACAGATCTGATTATGGTATCCGTGAGTATCGTAGGACCATTGTTACAGAAAAGGGGTGGGGGACATACATCTACACGGATTACCGCAGGAGGGGAATGCGCTGGGCACTGGACCGGGATGCATGGATTGGAAAATACCGCGAAATCATGTATCGGAAAAACTTTAGCCAGATATTTAAGAAATATCATACAGCATATCCGATTGCTGTGAAGCATGGTTATACGGAGGCAGGCTTAAGGTATTTCCTGAGACAGGAGCACCGTTATCCTGCCATTGAGATGGCTTACAAGGCGGGCCTGTACAGGCTGGCAAAGGATATGGCAAACGACAGTTGGTTACAGCTGGATGAAATACTGGACAATAAAGCGTCCGGCGGACTTGCAAAGATACTTAAAATAGATAACGCCCGGATGAAGCGCTTGAAAAACATGGATGGCAACATGGAAATGCTTATCTGGATGCAGAAAGAAAAGGAGATGAATACGATACTGCGTGACTGCGATATAAAGACTCTTTCCGAAGCAGACATCAGCCCGAAAGAACTGGAAGGATCCACAATCAGAAAATATCTGACCATTGAAAAAATATGTAACTACCTGAACAAACAGGCAGGGCTGAGATCGTTAAGAGGCCGCGAATTAAAAACGGCAGTATGGAGAGACTGGAACGACTACGTGAACATGATGGCCAAACTGAAGATGGACTGTAGCAGGGAACTCCTGCTGAAACCGAAAGACCTTGCCATTGCACATAACGAGTTAGTGGACAAGATATCCATGCTGGATTCCTCAGAGGAAATTGCAAAAAAGAAAAGAGATTTCCCGCGGGCACAGGAGCTCATGGAATCTGGAGAATTGAAGAAATACGAGTATGATAACGGCACTTACTGCATCGTGGCACCCAGAAGTATCGATGATATCTACCGGGAGGGAATCGTGTTAAAACACTGCATCCACACCTGTGATATTTACTTCCAGAGGATCAACATCAGAGAAACCTATCTGCTCTTCCTCCGGCACAGCGCAGAACCGGATACTCCCTGGTACACGGTGGAGATTGAGCCGGGAGGAAACATCCGACAGAAAAAGTCTGTACTGAATGAGGCATATAAGGATCTGGATGATGCAATGCCGTTTCTGCAGGAGTGGCAGCAGTGGGTGAAAAAAAACCTATCCGAAGAGGATAAGAAGCTGGCAGCGAAGAGCGACAAGGCCCGCAGGGAAGGTTATAAGAAACTGCGGGAAGAGAAAAAGATAATATTGCACGGGAGCCTGCAGGGGGCACTGCTTGCGGATGCTCTGGAGAGTGACTTTATGGAGGTAATCTGATGGAAGAAATCATGAGTTATGAAGAAAGATACAGGAAATATAAGCAGGAGCTGGACGGAGCATTTACCCAGGCAGCAGAAAAATTTGTGTTGATCGGCTACCTGCTGAGAGAGGCGGCAGAAACGGACATTTTAAGATCCAGCGGATATAAAAACATGGAGGAATTTGCCTATGCAGAGTATGGCGTGGATCCATCCCAGGCAAACCGGTTTATCAATATTAACAGGCGATTTTCTGAAGGCGGTAATTCAAAGCAGCTGAAACAGCAGTACAGAGGTATTGGAAGTTCCAAGCTGGCCGTCATGCTGACCATCCCGGATGAAATCAATGAGGTTTTGCCTAAAAACTTGACCAAAGAAGAACTTAAGGAAATCCAGGCAGAAGTAAAGGCTGAAAATCAGGTATCTGACATTGAGGTGGAGATTGAGAAGGCAGAGGCAGCAGCCGTAACGGACAAGCCCATGCTTCCACCGGAGGGATCACCACTGGAAAGAAATCTATGGCAGCTGGGTAAGGAACAGGAAGAGCTCTTCAGGAAGCTGTGGATGGTATGCTTTATGGAAACAGCAAGTGGAAACAGAAATAATGCAGAGATCATGGATGTACTGATTCCACAGGGAGACGCAGTGTATACCGTCCGGATCCCGGGAGAGCGTAGGACGCAGATCATTGTAAATTCCGAAGGTGCTGCGGTAGTCAACCTGAAGACGCTGGAACGAAATAAATACACAGAAGATCAGATCTGCCTTGCAGTGCGGTCGCTCATAGATGGAGGCAGCAGTCCTGAGGAGCAGTACAAAATGCTATATGGCGAAGACTTAACACCGGAAGAACCGGAAGTTGCACCGGTGCAACAGGATGAGCCCAAGAAAGAGAAAAAACCGGAAAAGCGTAAGGAATCCCGTGTGACCAAGGCAAACACCGAAAAGAAAAAGCCCAAGGAACCGGAAAGGAAGCCGGAGCAGATGACCATCCCGGGAGCCGCACCGGATCCGGCACAGAATGAGCCGGAAACACAGGCAAATGACTCGTCTTACCGGGAAACTGACGCGGATAATCAGAATACCGACACCATGGAATCGGAAGAGCAGGTACCGGGACAGACAGACCTTGAAAATGACTTTCCGCAATATTGCCCGGATGCAGACCAAAGGACTGCTTATCTCCAGTCCATCCGTGGAGCAGTGGATAATCTGGTACGTTACGCAGAGATGGATCTGATCAGCGCGGCGCGAGTGCAGGTGAAAGATATCTCCGAATACTTGGACAAGCTGGAAGAACTCATAAAGGAGGCGGATAGCAATGCCGAAGCGGTCGAAGCAGGCGAGAGCACGGGAGTTTAATGAGGCATCCCGCAAGATCATTAAGGAGCGTGACCTATACCAGTGCATTTTTTGCCATATGGAATATCATATGGAGGATGTCACCTGGTACGGACAGCAGCTGCAGAGCATCATGCACTACATACCGCGCTCCCGGGGTGGTCTCGGGATCCCGCAGAATGGTGCATTGGGCTGCCAGAGTCACCATGAGATGCTGGATAACGGAAACAAGGGCAGACGGGAGGAGATGCTGCAACTCTTCCGAGCGTATTTGCAGGACCATTATCCGGACTGGAGCGAGGATGCCCTGACCTATAACAAGTGGGGATGATGTATATACAAATTTGTATATACACGAAAGGAGCGCAGAGATGAAAAGCAGAACAATAAGCAAGATCATCCGGATGACGCCGGAGGAAAAGCGGCGACTGGAATACTGCGCCGAAAAAATGGCAAAGACCGAGACAGAGATCCTGATTGCAGGAGTGAATAATTACTATGCTGCCGTACAGAAAGCACTGGCAGCCCAGAAAAATCAATAAGCCTTTTGGATAAAGTGAATCACAATAGACACTGTAAACGAAGCCACGGGGCGGCCGCTGATACCAAGAGGCAGCAGTCGTCCAGGAAGGAGACTACAATGCAGGAGTATAAGGACTGGGACGGCAATCTTCTGCTGGATCCTGCGCCGCGCATCCATAATGTACATATAGGCACTATCATCAAAACAGAACACAAGATCATCGAGGAGCCGCTGGAGACCCGCGGACGGGGACGACACCGATTTATCAGCGAGACCAGGGAATACGAGGTAATAGCGGTTTATCCGCATATGGTCCAGACCAGAGATTGCAAGACAGGCTTTACAAGGTGTTTCTCCTACGGTGAACTCACAACAATGGGACTGCAATGGCAGGGAAAGGAGATGCCAAAATGATAAAAATGGTTGAATTTGATGAAGGAGTATGGGTGCCGGAAGAATGCTGTACAATGACGAATCCACTTACAAGCGGAGGAGAAAGTATCCCGGATGATGTAGAGATGCCGTGTGAGGGATCAGAGTCATGTACAGGTTGTGGTAATTGCATAATCCAAATAATTATGAACGAATATGCGTTGTACACAGGACAAGTGACGGATCAGGTTGCTGGACTTATGGATATTACTCCAATTAGCGACGCAATAGAAGAATTGAATAGCTTTCCTGTAGAGGATGCAACTTATGCTGCCGCACAAATGGGAATAAAGGCGCTTAAGAAGCAGATTCCCATGAAAGTCTGCGAGATCCATGTGGACGAATACATCTGTCCAAACTGCTTGGAAGAAAACGGATGCAATGACGCAGAAGTGAGCGATGAATACTGTCCGAAATGCGGACAGAGGTTAATAAGCTAACTTAGAATTTATTTAGTGGAGGTAGAAAAAATGTATAAAGCAACAAATATTGATACGGACAAGGCTCTCAAAGCAATCAATGATTCAAGAGCAATACAGGAAAGAGCATCACAGCTTAGATCGGAAAAAGAAAGATCTTACATGGAGGGACTGAACAAAGGACTTGATATTGCTGAAAGTCTTTTTGAATGTTCAAATTATGAGAAATCGGCGCAGGAGGCAACTTATACAGATGGTGTCTGCGAGGTACTCTATGAACTTGGAAAAGAACTTGATATACCAACTCAGGATTTAAGAGATAATATTGCATCGGTAGATGAAGCCTGCGCTCTGTTTGCAGACAGGATTCGGGAAGCAATAGCAAGAGATAAGGATCAGTAAACTGAAAGTTAGTGAAGGAGAGCGGAAATGTGTGATTTTTGCGAGAAGTATGCAAATGTAAGCGGCAAACATGGAACTATTAGGCTGGGAGCAGAAAATTATATGCTCTTTGCCAATAGTGAAAACGAGCCGATGGGAGCAATAAAAATAAAAATCTGCCCGCTGTGCGGCAGAGAATTGACGGCCGATGGGATAGTTAGTGAAGGAGTGATAGAAAAAGAGTAATAAGTATCATACACAATTTTAGAGCCAACTGCAGAGGAGCCTGCAATCGTAACCAATAAAACAGCGGTAGACCATCCAACCAAAGATATCATCTACCGCTCAACTGCTTAAGGACATCATACCATAATGTGATACCTTAGGCAATGCGAAAGAGGTGCGAGTATGACCAAAAATGACCTGATCAATGATATTGCCTATGAATTACGAGATACCATGACACGAGAGCAGATCGACCGCATGAAGATTACGCTTTACGTAAAATTGCAGGACTTTGAGCTGGCAGAGATCAAACAGCTGCCTATGACTATTGAGCATGACAATGAGTGGTTAATGCAGAGGTACTGCGTGGACATGGTGGCAGCAGGACTCCATGCAGGCACGATCAAGAGCTACATCGGAGTCATTAAAACGTTTTTTGATTTTGTTGGAAGAAATTATAAATATGTGACAGCACAGGATATCACAGATTACCTTGCTATCAGGAGTTACCGGGATCATATCAGCCAAAATTATAAGTCCACCATATACCGGTATCTCTGCACGTTCTTCGGCTGGGCATTCCGCAAACAGCACATCAAGAATAATATCATTGATGGCGTTGATCGTGTTAAGCAGGTGAAAAAGAAAAAGGTTCGCCTGACGGATGAGGAAGTGGAAACTATCCGTTATGCATTGCAGACACCCAAGGAAAAGGCTTTGTTTGAATTGATGATCTGTACCGGCATGCGTGTAGGTGAAATCTCTTACCTCAACGTGTCAGATATTGATCTGACAAATAAGCAGGTATCAATTTACGCAGAAAAAACGGACACATATCGCACAGGAATGCTCACTCCGGTAGCTGTGATGGCGCTGAGGAATTATATTGGGGACAGGCCTGGGACGGATCCGTTATTTTTGGCAGACAGAGCACCGTATAACCGGATGCACACCTACGGAATCGAAAAGCTGGCTAAAGAAATGGCTCTGCGTGGAGGAGTAACCAGGATAACAGCCACCGTGCATGTGTACCGTAAGACCTTTGCATCCGTCCTTTATCGTAAGACAGGAGATGTTCTGTTGGTGAGTAAATTACTAGGCCATGCAAAGCCTGATATGACAGTACAGTATTATCTAATTGATGATATAGAGGAAATGCAGCACAAGTATAACAGAGTAGCATAGTAACAGCACCGGAAGTTGCACCGGTGCAACAGAAAGGAGAAAGCATCGATGCAGAGAATTAACAGAGCAAGCTGGAGGATTATCGAAACTATATTATTACGGTATCCCCAGCGAAAGAAAGAGTATGAGGAGTACATATCGGACATTATGGCATCACCGGCGGGAGGCAGCAGTCGTCCGTTGGACCCCGTCAGGGAAATGGACAAGGCACAATCTGTCACAGAAGCAAAGGCCCTGAAGATGACCTCGGTGTATCATGATAGGATCAAAAAAGAGATAGAGGCGGTGGAATTTGCCTATAATTCTCTCAAACAGGAGGAACAGAGAGTAATCCGGATCAGATACTGGAGCAAGGGCCTCAGAGCACCGATCCCGTACCTTAAGATTGGTGGGGCATCATACAGTGAGCGACAGATGAAACGGATCGTGTTCAAGACAATTGAACAGATTGGTAGGTACATTGGAGAGTTAAAGTAAAAGATGGCATGATTTCGCATGTCAAATGTGATAATATAGTATCGTGATAAATTAGTGACAGGGCAATGCAGATAGCTGCGTTGCCTTTTTTCGTGGAGTTGCACCGGTGCAACTATAGAGAGATGGTGAGCGGATGGCAAAAGGCAAATATAAATATTGGCTGACACCGGAAGGCTTACTAAAGCTGGAAGGATGGACAAGGGATGGACTAACAGAAGAGCAGATTGCTGGTAATATGGGAATCTCCAGGTCTACATTAAATGAATGGAAAAAATTGTATCCGGACATTTCGGACACCCTAAAAAGGGGAAAGGAAGTTGTGGACCTGCAAGTAGAAAATGCGCTCTTGAAAAGGGCACTGGGATATCGGTATACAGAAGACAAATATGTAAGCGTTCCGATGGAGCAGGAAGAATATAGTCAAAAGCTATTTGAATATATGAATCGCTACAAACTGGAGCATCCGGAGGCAACAGATGATGAGCTGATGCTTGTAAGAGAGAAGTTTCCAAAAACAAAAGAAATGCTTGTGGAACGAAAAGTAAAAGAAGTAGAGCCGGATACCACAGCCCAGATATTCTGGTTGAAGGCTGAATTGGAATCCGAGCTTCCAGTTTGCAAGTTTAAGTTCTGATTTAGCTAATCGCTTGCATAAGTAAATTCTGGCAAATCAAAATATCATGATT